GAAGGACGATTCGGCGCCGCCCGCCGCGGCGGCGGATAAGCCGGGGAAATAGGGTGACCGTTCGAGGGCGCCGGGTGCGGGGCGACCGGGCGTTCACGCGCCTGATGCGCCAGCTCCCGGAGTCAGCCCGCGAGGAGGTTGTCGCCGATCTCGACGCGGCCGGCGATCAGATACTGGCCGCGCAGCGCGCGTCGGCGCCGGGGCGAAGGTTGCCGGCGGCGCTGTCCAAGCGGGTCTACCGGCGGACGCTTCGGCTGCGCGTCGGGCTGCTCGGGCGCGCCGTCAACCGCCGGCTGTTCTTCGCCGCGATCGTCCATGGCGGCCGCAAGGCGCAGACGGTGCAGGCCCGGCGTTCGACCAGGAGCGGGAAGATCAGCAGCTACCAGTTGCGGGTGCGCGCGAAGGCACCGCAGCCATTCGTCTTCTCCGAGCGGGTTCGCGCGATCCGGAACACACTGGGCGGTCGGATCAGGACCTTCTGGGAGCGGACGCTGGCGCGGGCGGCGCGAGGAGTGGGCGATGCCTGACCTGAAGCTGGCGGCGCAGGTCGCGATCTACGAGGTGCTGAGCGCTCTGCCGGCGCTCGCGCCCTTCTACCAGCATGTGCCCGGGGAGACGCAGCCGCCTTATTCGCTGATCGGCGACATGAGCACGACGCCGATGGGCGGCAAAAGCGGCGGCCTCGACCGGATCGACTTCGAAATCCTTCATTATGTGCGCGAGCCGGGGCGGGAGTTCCTGACGCCGCGCATGGCCGCCGCGCGCGAGGCCCTGGAGGGCCAGGCGCTGACCGCGGACGGAGTGGAGCTGTCGCCGCCCGTGTTCGAAGGCGAGGACGACGGGCTGCTCGAGGACGGGCAGACCTACGAAGGCGTGCAGCGCTTCTCGCTGTTCGCCCAGCCTGCATGATTTTCTGAAAGCGAGGAGGAAGGACGATGGGTAAGAGGCTTGGCAACGACCGGCGGCTCTGGGTGAAGAATGCCGCCGGCACGACCTATTACGAGGTGAAGGGCAATCAGCAGCTGTCGATCAGCCGCTCCAGCGCCACGTTCTCCACCGGCACGAAAAGCGATTTCCCCTACGATCCGCAGTCGCCGGGCACCCGCGCGCTCACGCTGCAGGGAAGCTTCCTGCCGGACCTGCCGGACGCGAATGGATATGAGCGCATCATCGAGGTCGGCCGCGCCGGCACGATCGCGGCGCTCGATCTCCAGGTCCGCAAGGGCGGCAGCGCCGGCGCCGATCCCGCCGACGTCGAGTTCGAGTGTTCGATGTTCGTCACGCAGGACGACAGCACCGCAAACCAGAACGCCCCCTACGAGAACAACTTCACCTTCGTCATGGCGGCGGCGCCGACGGTGGACGAGCTGAAGTAATGGCCGACTTAGAGAAAGCGACCGACGTGAACGCGCGGGGCGAGCTGACGATCGACCTGGGCGACGGCGGCGAGCTCGGGCTTCGGCCCGACCATGAGGCGATCGTCGCGATCGAGGCGCAGCTGCGGCCGCTTCGCCGGCTCGTGGTCGACGCGAACGACATGGCGCTCACTCTCGTCGAGCAGGCGGTGATCACGACCGAGCTGATGCGCGGCTACGGCCGCGCCCATCCCGACGATCCCCGGATCGCCACCTATCGCGAGGCGCAGCCGAAGCGGATCGGCGAGCTGATCCACGAAGTGGGCTCGCTCAAGGTGTGCCCGCGCCTGCTGGTCGTCCTCGCGGGGGCGCTGACCGGGGGCTATACCGCGTCGGGGGAAGCGAAGCCGAAGGGGAAGACGGCGTAGATCCTCTTCGGCGCAAGCAGGGGCTGGCGATGGCGGCGTTCCACTGGACCGCCGCCGACTTCTACCGATCGACGCCCCACGAATTTTTCAGCGCCTATGAGGCGCTCAGGGAAATGAACAAGCCGCCGGAGGATTCCGGCGGCGGCAAGTGACAGCGGAGAGAGCGAATGGCGGCAGCCGGTCAGCGCGACGTCAGGCAGCTGCTGCTGCAGGTCGACGCCTCGGTCGCGCTCGCGCAGCGCAATGTCGCCCAGCTGACGGCGCAGGTGCAGCGCGATTCCGACCGGATGGACCGATCGCTGGCGGGAGTAGACGCGGCGACGGCGCGGCTCGGCGCCGGCTTCTCCCGGCTGCAGAACCTGGCCGGATCGCTCGGCGTGTCGCTCGGCGTGGGGGCGGTGGTCAATTTCGGCCGGTCGATGCTGGGCGCGGCCGACGACCTTCAGGCCGCCGCGGACCGGGCCGGGGTCGGAGTCGAGCGGTTCCAGACGCTGCGCGAGGCGCTGCGGACGCTCGAGGTGCGCGGCGAGACCGTCGACAAGATGTTCGAGCGGCTGCTGTCGACGCTCGGCGACGTGCAGAACGGGGTCGACAACGGCTCCACGCAGGCGATCGAGCGGCTCGGGATCAAGCACCGGATCCTCAACGGCGAGATCGCGACCTCCGACCAGCTGCTCGACGCCATCGCCGAGGCCTCGCAGCGGGCCGGCTCGCAGGCGCAGTTCGCCTCGGAGATGGCGGCGATCTTCGGGCGGCGGATGTCGGGCCAGCTGGTGCCCGCGCTTCGCGACGGCGGCGGCGCGCTCCACGACCTCGAGCAGGCGCTGCACGACAGCGGCAGCGTCGTCGAGGAAGAGATCATCGCCAAGTTCGCCGCCGCGAACGAAACGCTCGACCGCTTCTGGGCCTCGAGCCAGCGCAACGCCATAATCTGGTCGGCGGCGATCATCGCCGAGATCGAGGAAGTCGGCCGAGCGATCGAGGACAGCCTGCCCGACCTCGGGCGGGTGTGGGACAATGCCGCCTTCGCCTTGTCGATGGCGGCCGGCCAACCCGACGTGTCGATCCTGCTCAACCGCCCCGCCGAGACGGCGGCCCGCGCCGAGCAGGAGCGGCGGCGGCAGGCGCGCGAGGCCCCCTGGTGGGTTCGCCCCGACGCCCCGTGGTGGGCGCAGGCGCCGGAGACGGGGCCGGCGCGGATCCCTCCGCGGCCCGACCAGTCGCGGGAGCGGCAGCAGCGGACCGAGCAGCAGGCGTGGAACGACTTCGCCGCCGAGCTCCGGCGCCGAGGCGTCGAGATGACGCCCGGCGGCGGGCACCGGACCGCAGGGCAGCAGCGCGCCATCTTCGAGCGCGGCCTTTCTCCGCTCGACGGCTATTCGCGGCCGTCGCGCCACCAGAGCTGGCAGGCCTTCGATCCGAGGTCGAGGACCCATAACGAGCAGGCGGTGCGCGAGGCGGCTGCGGCGGCCGGGCTGCGCGGCTTCGAGATCGTCCGCGAGAGCCGGGGCCGGGTCCATTACGAGTGGACCGGGCACGGCCGGCGGGGCGAGCCGGACTTCTCGACGAACCAGGAGACCCGCCTCGCGCAGATGCGCCAGCAGGTGGCGGGCCTGCGCGGCGAGTTCGATCCCGCCGCCGCCGCCGCGGCGGAGCTGGCCGAGCAGATCGCGACGATCCGGCGACTGATGGCCGACCCGGCCTCCGGCCTTGGCCGGGAAGAAGGCGAAAGGTGGATCGACGAGGCGCGCTTCCGGGGCAGCGCGGGGCGCCTGAGCGGGGTGCTCGGCGGGCTCGACCCGATCGAGCGGGACGAGCGCGAGGCGAGCGAGCGGCGGGACCGCGACCGCGACTCGATCAAGAGCCTGAACCGCGACGCCGAGGACCGGCTGCACCTGCTGCGGATGGAGATCGACCTCGGCGGGGTCGACGAGACCCAGCGGCGGCGGATCCTCGCCATGGAGGAGCAGAGGCTGGAGCTTCAGCGCCAGTTCGGCCCCGAGCACCAGCAAGAGATAGAAGCGATCCTGGCCACAGCCGCGGCCGAGGACGCGCTGCTCGGTCAGATCGAGGAGGTGCGCGAGGCGCAAAGGGCGGTCCGGGAGATCGGCCGGCAGATCGTGGCCGACCTGGCCAGCGGCTTCGCGGCGGCGGCGATGAATGCGCGCGACCTCGACGACGCGATCGACGTGATCGAGGACAGCCTGCTTCGCGCCGGCCAGGCGCTGCTCGAATCGGGGCTGCTCCACCTGATGACCGGCGGGCGGGAGGGCATCGACCTCGGGTCGCTGCTGGGCGGGCTGGTCGGCATCGGCGGCGGCGGCGCGGCCAAGGTGGGGAGCGGCAAGGCCGGGGGCGGCGCGGTGTTCCCCGGCACGCTTTATCCGGTCGGCGAGCGCGGGATCGAGCTGTTCGCGCCGAAGGTGCCCGGAGTGATCATCCCCAACCACGCGCTCGGCAGCGGCGGGGGAAACACGGTGCAACATTTCCATTTCCACCAGAAGATCCAGTTCGAGGGGGTCGCGGTGACCGAGGAGCAGCTCGGGCGGGGCCTCGCGGTGGTGAAGCACGACACGATCGAGGCGGTCCGCCAGATGCAGCGGCGGGCGGCATGACCCGGAGCCTCGACGCGGCGCTGGCGACGGAGATCTCCAAGCCCCACCTCAACCCGTTCCTCGCCGTACACCTGGCGCTGCCCGACCCGGTGTGGGCGTGGACCGGGCGCGGGACCTTGCTGTTCGCCGACGAAGCGGGCGTCGAGCAGAGATGGACGGGGACCGGCGGAATCGGGTCGGTCGACCCGATCGGCGAGGCGACCGACGGCTCGGCGGTTGGGTACAAGATCACCCTGTTCAACGTGCCGGGCGAGTTCCGCGACGACATCGCGGAGCAGGTAACCCGGGGCGCCCGGGGCGAAATCTATGTCGGGTCGCTCGACCAGGCCTATCAGCAGGTCGTCGCGGCGCAGATGCTCGCCCGGGGGCGCGTCGACGACTACCGGATCAGCGATTCGGGAGGGTCGATCGCGGTCGAGGTGATGATCGAGAACCGCTCGATCGACCAGCGCCGGCCGGCGATCCGCCGCTTCACCGACGAGTGGCAGCAAAGACGGTTCCCGGGCGACAAGTTCTTCGAGTTCGCCGCTCAGATGAACGGGGTCAAGGTGATGTGGGGGCAGGCCGAGCAGGCGGCGCCGCGCGGCGGCGGAGGCGGCGGCTCGGGCGCTCGCGGAGGGATCGGCTTTGTTCGGCCCTTCTGAGCCCGACTGGCGGACGAGGCATTGCGCCGACGCCGCGGCCGAGGCGGTGCTGAGCGCGAGCGGACGCGACATATGGGCCGAGCTCGGCGGCTCGCCGCGAAGCCGGCGCGAGGCCGCGGCCCTGTGCCGGCGGCTCGGCGCCGGCACTCTGGCCGAGGCGGTCACGGCCGTGCTGGGCCCCCCGATCGACCGCAAGCGGGCGACGCGGGGCGACGTGGTGATGGTGCGCGGGGCGCTCGGGGTGTGCGGCGGCGACGTCGCCATCTGCCTCGGCGCGAGCGTGAG